AGCTGCTGCCGCTGCTGGGCGCACCGGCGGGCGAGTACGTCGAGATTGACATCCAGGCGAAGCTCGCGGGCAGCTTCGAGGAGCAGGCGACCATCCTCACGCAGGCCGTCGGCGGCCCGTGGATGACGGCAGCCGAGGCGCGCCAGCGCGTGAACCTGCCGTTCCTCGAGGGCACCGACGTCATCCTGCAGCCGCTCAACATGACCACGAGCGACGTGGGCTACGACGTGGACGAGCTCGCCGCCACGCCCGCCACCAAGTGCGGCTGCTGCGGCCACAAGGACGCCGAGCCCACACGGTTGAAGGGCGCGCCCGAGACCGCAGACGCGCTCGAGCTGGCGAAGGTCATCCGCAAGTTCTACCGCCGCCAGTCAAAGGCCGTGCTGAGCAAGATTGACAACCCGAAGATGCGCGCCAAGGCCGACGACGGCGACTGGCCCGCGTGGTGGGAGGCCGACCGCTGGGACCGCGAGCTCGCCGACGACCTCGAGCCGGTGCTGGTGAGGCAGGCCACGCGCCGCGCCAAGCGCACGCTGCGCCAGCTCGGCATCGACGCCGACGCCTACGACGTCGACCGCACCCGCAACTACCTGCGCGCCATGGCCGAGGGCAAGGCGCGAGCAGCCAACAACGTGACGTACCGCGAGCTGCAGGCCGCACTCGACGGCGACGTGGACGAGGACGCCGAGCGCTCGACGCCTCGCGGCGTCTTCGAGATAGCCGAGACCGACCGCGCCGACACGCAGGGCGCCAGCTGGTCGACCGCCGTCGCTGGATGGGGCGCCATGGAGGCCGTGCGCCAGGGGGCGCCCGGTCGCCGCGCCACCAAGACGTGGGTGGTCACATCCGGCAACCCGCGCCCCGAGCACGCCGCCATGGATGGCGAGACCGTCCCCATGGGCGAGGAGTTCTCCAACGGCGCCCAGTACCCCGGCGACCAGACGCTCACGCCCGACCAGTCGTGTGGCTGCCAGTGCCAGGTCGACATCACCGTCTACTAGGAGGTCCACCATGCCAAACATCAAGTCGTTCAACGTCGACGTCAAGGCCGACGAGGGCGGCAGCCTGACGGGCTACGCCTCGACCTTCGACCGCATCCCCGACGCCTACGGCGACGTCATCGCGCCCGGCGCCTTCGCCGAGTCGCTCGCCAAGTGGCAGCAGCTGGGCAAGCCCATCCCGCTGCTGTTCGGGCACCGCACCGACGACCCGTTCATGAACATCGGCGCCGTCGAGAGCGCCGCCGAGGACGAGCGCGGCCTGAAGTTCACCGCCAAGCTCGACCCCGACAACCCCAACGCGCAGTACAGCCGCAAGCTGCTGCTCGAGGGCCGCATCCACCAGTTCTCGTTCGCGTTCGACGTGCTCGACGCGGGCACCACGACCCTCGAGGACGGCACGAAGGCGAACGAGCTGCGCAAGCTCGACCTCTTCGAGATCTCGCTCGTTCCCATCCCCGCCAACCAGTTCGCGACCGTCGAGGAGGTCAAGGCGTGGGCCGACGAGGCCGTCGCCGAGGCCAAGGCGGGCCGCGTCCTGTCCCGCTCCAACGAGGACGACCTCCGCGAGGCCGTCCAGCTCATCCAGGGCGTGCTCGACAAGGCGGCACCCGCCGATGCCGAGGAGCCCGAACCCAAGTCACTGCAAACCGAGGACGCAGAAGGCGACGCGCCGACCGACGAGGCCGGGGCGAAGGGCGCGCTCGTGCTCGAGCAGATCCGCAAGACCCTCAACCGCACCGACCAGTAAGGAGGACCACATGGCCCCCATCAAGGAGCAGCTGGCCGAGGTCAAGTCCCGCCTCGCCGAGCTCGAGCAGCCCGTCGCCGACGGCGACGCCGAGGCAATCGAGCAGGCCGAGCAGATGCTCGCCGAGGTCACCGACCTCGAGGAGAAGCTCGCCGAGGCCGAGCGCAAGGACTCCGTCCTCGCCCAGCTCAAGAACGAAACCGAAACCGAAGCCGACACCAAGGAGGCACCCGTGACCACTCTCGGCGAGTACGCACTCAAGAACCTCGACCTCACCGCCATCCGCAACGGCGCCGCCAAGACCGCGGGCACCAGTTACGGCTACAAGACCTATACCGACCCGCAGGTCTCCCAGACCGTCTACACCTACGACACCAACGTCGCCGACCAGGGCCTGCGCGACCTCGCCGTCCGCAACGCCTTCGGCGCCGAGCAGATCTCCGGCAACGCCCTCACGTACTTCACGCTGGGCGCCAAGGAGGACAACTCCGCCCCGTCGCCCAAGGGCGTGAACGAGGGCGCCGCCAAACCGCAGTACCACATCGTCGAGGGCACCGTCACCGCCGCCCTGCAGAAGATCGCGGGCTGGTTCTACGAGACCGACGAACTGCTCGAGGATAACCCCTATCTGGCCTCCGCGCTCAACAACCGCGGCCTGTACGAGCTTGACGCAGCCGTCGAGAGCTACCTGCTCACCACGCTGCTCGGCACCTCCGGCATCGGCACCGACACGTACACGCATGGCGGCGACGTCGACCCCGACACCCTGCTCGACTCCATCATGGCCGTGAAGAAGGACACCCGCTTCAACGCCGACACCGTCATCATCAACCCGACCGACTACGCCAAGCTGCGCGAGCTGAAGACCGCATCCGGCTCCAACGAGTACGTCGGCGGCGGCTGCTTCTATGGCCCCCACGGCAACGGCCAGGCCGTCGTCCAGCCCGGCATCTGGGGCCTCAACACCATCGTCACCCCGAACATCACCGCAGGCACCGTGCTCGTCGGCGCCTTCAAGCAGGGCGCATCCGTCGTGACCAAGGCTGGCGAGGGCGCCCGCATCGAGATTCATCGCGGCGACCACGACGACGCCATCTACAACCGCGTCACCGTCGTGGTGGAGGAGCGCGTCGCGCTCGCCGTCCGCTACCCCAAGGCGTTCGTCAAGATCACCGAGGCCGCTTCCTAAGAGACGGCACGCAAGCCACTAGGGGCCGCCACGCGCGGCCCCGCGACCTAGGGGGTGGTCCTCTCCATGCTCCGCATCTACCGCTCCCCAGACGGGAGCACGTACCAGTACGAGGAGGGCACGCAGCCCGAGGACCACGTCCTCGTCGAGCCGCCCAAGCCCGAGCCGAAGCCCAAGGCCAAGGCGCGCACCACGCGCAACAAGGCCCGCACCGCCAAGACGAAGGCCGAACCGAAGGAGTAGCCCATGCTGTCGTGGGGATATGACCTCGCCGACGGGGCGTGCCTGCCGCCCATCATGACGCCGGACGAGTTCGCGCTTCTCACGCAGGGGCGCATGAGCAGCACGACCGAGCAGGTGCAGGCCATGCTGCAGGCCGTCTCCGCCACCGTGCGCGGCTTCTGCGGGTGGCACCTCGCCCCCGCCGTCCGCTGCGTGTGGACGGGCGACGCCGAGACCGGAATCTGCCAGCTGCCCGTCATGGGCGTGAGGGCCATCCACTCGGTCGAGGTCGGCGGCGTGACCGTCGCCAGCGACCAGTACGAGTGGACGTCCTCCGGCCTTGTCAGGCTGTGGCAGCGCGCCCCGCGCTGGGGGAGCGTCACCGTCGAGTTCACGGCGGGCTATGACGACTCCGCCGACCTCAAGGCCGTCGTGACTCAGGTCGCCGCCAACGCGCTCGCCGCGTCGCCGGGCGTCCGCGAGGAGCACGCCGGGCAGGTCGGCATCACGTTCAACCAGACCGCCTCCGGTGTGTCCGGCGGCGTGCGCATGCTCGACTCAGACCGCATGCTGCTCGACCGCTGGCGCATCAGGCGCGTCTAGGGGGTGGTGGCCATGCTGCCGAGCTGGTGCCGCGACTCCGTCGACGTCTGGCGCGCTCCGCTCACCTCCGTGCGCGGCACCGAGGAGCGCGACTGGGCCAACGCCGTCAAGCACAGCATCACCGGCTGCTCCGTGCAGCCATCTACCACGTCCACCGGTTGGAGCGACCCGCGCGAGGCGGTCACCGCGTCCTGGACGCTCTACGCCCCTCCGGGCGCGGACGTCGCGGTCGGCGACCGCGTCGACTTCGGCGGCGCGTCCTTCCGCGTGGACGGCATCCCCATGCCGTGGCGCAGCCCCACCGGGGCCGTCGACCACGTCGTGGCGTACCTGACCGACTGGGAGGGGTGAGCCATGCCGACCAAGGTCCGCATCGAGCTGCTCTCGGACGGAATCCGCGAGCTGCTCTGCTCGCGCGAGGTCAGCGAGGCGTGCCGTCAGGCCGCCGAGTCCCTCGCGGCCAAGGCGGGCGACGGCTTCGAGGTCTCCAGCGAGTGGCGCGCCAACTTCGGCCAGGGCCGCGTGGCGTACAGCGTCACCGCCGCCACCTACGAGGCCAAGCTGGCCGAGGCCGAGGACAAGGTTCTCACGAGGGCGGTGTTCTCATGAGCATGCAGGCAGTAATACCACGCGACGCCGAGTACGCGCTGGCGACAGACCTCATCGAGTTCTGGGGCCACGACGCCTACCCGACGCCGCTGCCCGACGGGTACGCCAGCGCGCTGCCGTGCGCCCTCGTCACGTCGGTGGGCGGCAGCCACCCGAACATGGTGGTCTACGAGCACGCGCTGAGCGTGGACGTCTACGGCGCCACGTGGGCCGACGCCGACGAGCAGTCGCGCACCGTCGCCGCGATCGTCGCGGCGCTGCCGACCGTCTCGCCGACGAGCGGCAACCAGTGGCACGTGGCGACCATCAACGCCATGCCGTACCCGAACCCCGACCCCAACAACCGCAACACGCCGCGCTGCTCCATGACCGTGCTGGTCACGCTGCGCGGCTCCGTCACCACCATCGAGCCCATCGTCCCCGACGAGGACGAGCCGGTTCCCGAATCATAAGGAGGCCACATGGCCAACGACAAGAAGGCCGTCCTCGTCGGCACGCCCGACGTCAACGGCGGCGTCTACCTCGCACCGGCGGGCACGTCCCTGCCGACCGATTCCGTCACCTCGCTTGCAGGCACGTACGTCGCGTGCGGCTACGTCTCCGACGGCGGCCTGCAGCTCACGCCCTCCGTCTCCACCGCCGACATCCGCGAGTGGGGCGGCAACCTCGTGCGCCGCATCGTCCAGACCTTCGACGGCACGCTCTCGTGGGAGTTCCTGCAGACCGACGAGCAGTCCATGAAGGCGACGTTCGGCACGTCCGCCGTCACCGTGACCGCGGCGAACTCGACGCACGGCAAGCAGCTGGCCGTGAAGCTGTCCGCGGCCCTCGCGCCCTCCGGCGTCTGGGTGTTCCAGATCAAGGACGGCGACAACAAGGTCCGCATCGTCGTGCCCGACGGCCAGATCACGACCGTGGGCGAGGTCAGCTTCGTGAGCGGCGACGCCATCAAGTGGCCCGTCACGCTCAGCTGCTACCCCGACTCGAGCGGCAACTCCATCTACATCTACACCGACGACGGCCAGCTCTCGTCGTAAGGCCGACTGACTGGGGGAGGAAGGATGCCGTACCAGGTACGAACCGAGGACCGCTCGACGTTCTCGTTCTCAATCGACGGCACCGAGTTCCAGGTGCCGACGCTCGCCTCGATGCCCGTCGAGGACATCGTGGCGTTCTCCGACGCAGCCGCTGGCGGCGAGCAGACCGCCATCCGCTGGGTCTACGACCTGTTCATGCGCGCCACCGACGGGGCCGTGGCCAAGGTGCCCGGCTCCGCCTTCGGCGACCTCATGAAGGAGTGGCAGACCGCACGCCCGGCTGAGCCGGGAAAATAGCGGGCCTCGTCCGCTTCGACGCCGAGAGCGGCGGGGCGCTCGACTGGGACTGCATGACGCGTCTCGGCGTGCGCCTCGCCGACGTCGGCCAGACGTACGGGTGGGACGCGCTGCCCGTGTTCGTGCGGCACCTGCCGCTCGACTCGGCGACGCGCCGCCACCTCGAGGCCGACGAGGCCGCCTTCGCCTCGGACATCGGCAGGGCCGCGCTGCTCGCCGACGTCTTCGACGCAATCCGCGCGTTCAACCACTCGTTCGCGGCCAAGGGCGCCAAGCGCCCCGAGCCGCACGAGCGCCCGTGGGGCAAGCCCGACGCCGAGACGTTCGGCAGGGGCGCGATACCCGCCGACGAGTTCGACGCGTGGTGGGACTCGCACTAAGGAGGGACTATGGCTGAGGGCGCGACCATTGCCAACGCCTTCGTACAGATAATGCCGTCCGCCGAGGGCGCGACGAGCGCCATCACGGACGCGATACTGCCGGGGATGACCGGCCTCGGCGACGAGGCCGGGGCGTCCATCGGCAGCGGCCTGCTGTCATCCCTGAAGGGAATGGCGGGGCCGATAGCCGGGGCGCTCGCCGGGCTGGGCATCGGCAAGATGCTGCTCGACATCGGCGGCGACTTCGACGAGATGCGCGACACCATCATCATCGGCACGGGCGCGTCGGGCGACGCGCTCGACGAGCTGATGCAGATAGCCGAGGACGTCGCCACCACCGTGCCCGTCTCGTTCGGCACCGCGGGCGACTACGTCCAGGACCTGAACACGCGACTCGGCCTGACGGGCGATGACCTGCAGGCCGTGGCCACCAACCTCGGGGCGCTCGACTCCATGATCGGCGGGGTCAACGTCGAGACGCTCTCGGGCGCGTTCGCCGCGTGGGGCGTCTCCGCCGAGGACATGAGCGCCGAGATGGACTACCTGTTCGGCGTCTCGCAGGCAACCGGCATGGGCTTCGACACGCTCACGGGCATCCTCGAGAAGAACGCCCCCGCCATGCAGCAGCTAGGCTTCAGCTTCGAGGACACCGCCAACATGGCCGGGCTGCTCGACCGCGCGGGCATGGACGCGCAGGGCATGATGGGCAGGATGAGCAAGGCGCTGCAGGCCGTCGTGGACGAGGGCGGCGACGCAGGCGAGACGTTCAACGCCATGCTCGACGAGATGCAGGGCTACCTCGACGCGGGCGACACCGCCAGCGCCATGGACATCGCCCAGACGCTGTTCGGCACCAAGGGCGCGACGCAGTTCTTGCAGGCCGTCGAGGACGGTACCATGGACATCGAGTCCATCCGCGACGCCGCGCTCGGCGCGGGCGACGGCATCATGGGGACGTACGAGTCCACGAAGTCCTGGGGCGAGTCGCTCGAGGTGCTCAAGAACAAGGCGGCGCTCGCGCTCGAGCCGCTTGCCACGGGCGTGTTCGACGCGCTGGGCGTGGCCATCGACGCTCTCACCGAGGCGTTCGACAAGCTCGCGCCCGCCGTGCAGCCCATCATCGAGGAGCTGGGCGGCATCCTGGTGGAGACCGTCATGCCCGCGCTCTCGACCGCGTTCGAGACCATCTCGCCCATCATCTCCGACCTCGGCGGCGTGTTCCTGACGGTCGCGGGCATCGTGGTCACCGCGATCGGCAAGATTCTCGGCGTGGTACTGCCCGCGTTCAACAAGATTCTGGGCGTGGCACGCGACACGTGGAATGGCATCAAGGACGCCATCAAGGGCCCCATCGAGAGCGCCCGCGACGCGGTGAAGAACGCCATCGAGCGCATCAAGTCCCTCTTCAACGTCAAGCTGAAGTTCCCCGACATCAAGCTGCCGCACTTCCGCATCAGCGGAGGCAAGGCCCCGTGGGGGCTCGGCGGCGCGGGCACGGCACCGTCCATCGCCATCGACTGGTACGCGCAGGGCGGCCTGTTCGACGGCGCGTCGCTCATAGGCGTGGGCGAGCGCGGCGCCGAGCTGGCGTGGCCCAGCTATGAGCCGTACATGAGCAAGTACGCCGAGGCCATCGCGGAGAACATGCCCGCAGGCACCGGCGCCGTCAACCTCTACATCGACGGGCTGCGCGTGAACGATGACGCGCGCATCCGCGAGGACGTCATCCAGCTAGTGACCGACCTAGGCCGCTACGGCGCGGCCGCGACAGCTGCGAGGTAGGCATGGCAATCACCGACGGCCTGTACGAGCTGCGCTCGATGCTGCTCACGTCCATGTGCGCCGACATCAGCTCGGGCTCCACCGCCAAGGGGGCGAACGTCCAGCTCTACGCGACGAACGACACCGACGCGCAGAAGTTCGTCATCACCGCGACCGACACCGACGAGTGGTCCATCGTCAACGCGAAGTCGGCCATGTACGTCGACGTCAACGGCGGCGCTGCGGCGAACGGTACCAACGTCCAGCAGTGGACGAGCAACGGCACCCGCGCCCAGAGGTGGAAGATCATGGACTCGGGCAACACCGAGACCGTGAACGGCGTGTCCTGCCCGGTCGTGACCATCGGCAGCTACGTGACCGCCGACGGCGCGACCTACGTCATGGACGTGAAGGCGGCCATGACCACCAACTCCACCAACATCCAGATTTGGACGGCGAACTCGACCGACGCGCAGTCGTTCGCGCTGCTGCCCACGACCCGCTACGACTCGGGCATGCCCGTCCCCTCGGGGCTGGGCTGGGCTGAGAGCGTGGGCGGCGTGGGGCAGACGTCGCTGCCGGGCGCGGCGACGCTGTACCCGTGCTGGTCGTTCACCGACGCGTGGGGCGACCTGTCGACGCACGGCTTCGAGTACTCGTACCGCACCCGCTCGACCGCCGATGACTCGGCGACGCCGGGCTCGTGGGGCACGTGGAGCGCGTGGACCACGGCAAGCGTCACCACCGATGGCACGCGGGCGTGGCTGACGTCCGGCATCTCGGGCACCGTCGCCGTCGGCTACAAGTCCATGGACGTCAACCTCCGCGTGCGCCCGACGGCGACCGTCGGCGGCGTGGACTACCACGGCGCGGCCACGTCGGTCGTGCTGACGGCGCTCTACGTCCCCACCGTCTCCGTGAGCGCGGCGGCGCTGGGGCCCGACGCCGTGACGCTGGCCGTCGGCACCACGTACGGCGGCGGCACCACCGACGTGCGCGTGACGTCGCTGTACCACGGCACGACCGAGTACCTGGCCGAGCCCGTCGCCGCCAGCGGCACGGGCGCGACGCTGTACGTCGACGTGCCCCTCACGGCGCTCACCGACGTGCCCAACCCCTCGACCGTGACGTCGCTCGACGTGACGCTCGAGGTCGGCACCGACCAGTACGCGCCGCGCGGCTCCCAGACCGAGTCAGCCGTGACGTACGGCTGGGACGCCAAGGCCACGCTCTCGCTGACCCCGACGCTCGACTGGACCACGATGCCCGCGACGCTGCTGGCGACCATCGGCGTCGGCGACGTCAAGCGCGGGTGGGTGTTCGTCGAGGGCGAGGCGCGCGAGCTTGACGTCGCGTCGGGCAAGGCCGCCGTGCCGTACCCGTTCGGCGTGGCGTGCTCGTACTACGTGAGCGGCGAGAAGTCCGACGGCACCGCGTTCGGCGGCTACGTCGGCACGATCGGCGCGACCGACTCCAACAAGGCGGCGCCCTGCCACGCGTGGAACTGGGACGGAAAGGCGTTCATGCTGGCCGTGAACAGCGGGCAGGTGGTCACGTCACGCAACGTGACGGGCGTCTCGGCGGCGCACGACCTGCTGTCGCGGCCATGGCAGGCCGTCACCTTCGCCGAGACCATGCACGGCTCGGTCGACGCGGCTGGCGTGCTCTACGGCAACACGGGCGTCGGCACGCTTATGGAGCTGGTACGTGCGCACCACGCGCTCTACCGCGCCCCGTCGGGCGAGATGATGGACGTGGCGATTGACGGCGTGCAGTACGAGTCCGCCAAGAACATGACCAACGTCGCCGTCTCGATGACGCAGGAGGCACGATGACGGACTGGGCCGACCTCACGCGCACCGACCGCATCGTCGTGGAGCAGGTGTCGCCCACCAACCTCGACGCGGCCATGGGCACGCTCGACGGCGTGGAGCTGGGCGGCTCGTCGCTCTCGTGGGGCTACTACGTCGACTCGCGCGTCACCGGCAAGCTCACGGTCATGGGCGAGGGGTGGCGGCGCGGCTCGGCGCTGAGGGTCACGCACCAGGTGCCCGAGTGGGGCTACAGCCGCGAGCTGGGCACGTTCATCGTGACGAACGACGCGGCGACGCGCACGAGGGGCGGCTGGTCGTACGAGCTCGACCTGCAGTCGACGCTCTACGGCCTGTCGACCGACCTGCTCGTGAGGCCGTGGGCAATCTCGGCGAACGCCATGGCGCTCACGGCGGCGCGGCAGCTTGTCGAGGCCGCTGGCCGCGAGCTGGTGGCCGACGGCGCGAACGACTACCGCCTGAAGTCCACGAAGGTCATCACCGTGGGCACGTCGCGCCTCTCGGCGCTGTTCGCGCTCGCCGACATGGCGAACGACCGCCTCGACGTGGACGGCCACGGGCGCGTGGTGCTGGCGCCGTACGTCCCACCGTCCGCCAAGGTGCCGACCCTCACGGTCGACCTCGGCGACCCGCGCGGCGTGGCGCTCGACGGCGTGAAGCGCACGACCGACTGGCTCAAGATGCCCAACGTCGCCGCCGTCTCGTACACGTACAACAGCGGCGGCAAGCAGCAGCAGATAAACGCCTCGGCGACCGTCGCGGCATCGTCGCTGCTGGCGCACTCCGCGCGCGGCTACACCGTGACCGACCTGCACGAGCTGAGCGAGATGTCGCCCGCGACCGCCGCACGCGCGCAGCAGCTTGCTGCGCAATACCTGACGAACGACGGCGTCGAGCACGTCGAGTGGACGCTCTCCACGACGTACCTGCCGATTACCGCTGGCGACGTGGTCGACCTCGTGGTGCACGACGGCGCCGACGAGTACCGGGGCGCCCGCCGGTGCCTGGTCAAGACGTGCGAGCTCGCGCTCGGCGACATGACCATGGCGCTCACGCTCAAGGAGACAACGAGCGGGGAGGAGGAGTAGATGGACCTGTTCGAGCTCAGCCAGACCCTGTTCGGCGGCAACGCCCGCCGCGACACCGCGCAGACCGTCACCGCCGTCGGCGCGACCGACTCGACCGACGGCAGCGCGGGACTGTGGCTCGACGCCGACGTAACGCCCGCCGAGGGCGCGGGCGACGTGGACGAGACGATCGTGGTCGTGCCGACGTCACCCTCCGTCGCGGCTGGCGATGACGTCATCGTCACGCTCGTCGGCGACGGGCCGCTCAAGACGCCCGTCATCATGGCGAACCCCGGCAGCGGCGACCGCCAGCAGTCGCAGATAACGAGCGCGGCGACGCTGGCGGCGGCGGCACAGGCCGTGGCCGAGGCGGTGTCGCAGCACTTCTGGCACGACGGCAACGGCGCCCACGTCACCGAGGTCACGCAGGACGAGTGGGAGGACGCGGGCGACCCCAACTACCACTCCGGCCCGAACTCGCTCTGGAACAGCGCGGGCATGCTGTTCAGGGACGGTCTGACGAACCTACTGGCGCTCGTAGCGGGGCTGAATCCCGGCGTGGTCATCTACGACGGTCTGGGCAACAACGCCGACAACGTCACGGCATCGTTCGACGCGTCGGGCGTTCGCATCGGCGGCAAGGTTCCCGCAAACGACAGCGACGGCGCTGCCGTCCAGTTCTTCGATGCGGACGAGGACAACGGCAGCGACCTGAGCGCGTTCCTGACGCACGAGTACACGCCCGACCCCGATGACCCCGGGCAGCGCATCGAGCGAGAGGTGGTGCTCAACTCGCGCGTGACCGATGACGGCGAGTCCGTGGACACCGACTCGCACGCCTACACGACGCTGCGGCTTCTGAAGCAGCTTTGGTATGGAATCACCGACCCGAACGAGCAGTTCACCTACGCGGAATCAACCCTGGAGGCCACGGCGCAGTACGGTGTCGGCACGGCGAACGAGACCACGAGCCAGGCCATCGTCCGCGCGTCTGGCACGACCATCGACAACTGGGGGTCAAGCAAGGTCGAGCTGCTCGCCGACGCGCTCGGCGTGGGCGAGGACGAGGGCCACATCGACTACGTCACCATGCCACAGGTGTTCGTCTCGCTGGCACGTCCGTCCGCAACGTACACGGGCAGCAACAGCACCGCGACGGCATCCGCGTCGGGCTGGCAGCTCACGTGGTTCAACACAGAGGTTGCGACCCACAACGCGGGACACTTGGGGATTACGTTCTCCAACGGCATCATCACCGCAACCGAGGACGTGACGCTGCAAATCAGCGGCAACATGTACTGGACGAGCGGCAACGCGGGGCAGTACGGCATCGGCATCTTCACCGGCACGACCGTGGGCAACGGCACCGAGTACTCGACTTTCACCTACAAGTCATCGTCATCCGGTCAAGTCTCCGTCGCGATGCCGCCGAGGCTGTTCACGCTCACGTCCGGCAACTCGCTGTGCGTCGGGCGCAACCAGATAAACGGCTCGGTCTACCGCAACGGCACGAACCTGTCGTGGCTCACCATCGAGCGCGTCGGTTAGGGGGGCAGCATGCCATATCCGTCACCATCCGACGAGCCGCTCTGGCCGTTCGTCCTCGCGTGCGTCGAGGTGCTCGTGTTCTTCGCGCTCGTCGTGGCGCTGGCAGTGATGGGGGTGATGTCGTGGGCGTGGTAGCGCAGCAGGTCGTGTCGCTCGTCATCGCCGCGCTCTTCGGGGCGCTCACGGGCTACCTCGGCGGCAAGGTGCGCCGCCTCACGGCACGCGACCGCGCCATCGAGCAGGGCATCGGCATCATCCTGAGAAGGCAGCTCATGGAGGACTACGAGACGTACGCCATCAACGGCGAGCCGCTCACGGTAGAGAAGCGCCGCGAGATTGACGAGTGCTGGGAGGCGTACCACGGGCTCGACCTGAACGGGAGCGGCGCGAAGGCGTACGAGGCGCTGTGCGCCCTCGACATGACGCTATAGGCAACCACACGAGACGAGGCCGCATCGGGGCTTAGGACGGCTCTGGTGGCCTCAGAAGGGGGTACAAGTTGGGAGACCACTACACGGGTAGCGCAATCAGGCGGTGGCTGCTGGCGGCAGGGGTGCGCGCGGTGAAGACCGCCGCCCAGACCGCCGTGGCCCTCGTCGGCACCAACGCCATCGGCATCACCGAGGTCGACTGGGTCGCAGTCGGCAGCGCGGCGGCGCTCGCCGCCGTCCTGTCCCTGCTCACGTCCGTCGCAGGGCTTCCCGAAGTCGAGGACGGCACGCCGCTGGGGCGTCTGGCATGAGGGTGACGGTCGACTTCCCGACCGGCGACGCCGACTGCTCGTCGCTGATTTACCGCATCCTTGTGGCGTGCGGCGTGATGCCGAGCGGCTACCACTTCTGGACGGGCAACGAGCGGTCGCTGCTGTCGCTCTACGGCTACAGGCGCGTGAACATCTACCACCCCGAGCGCGGCGACATCCTGTGGCGCGAGGGCCACACCGAGATGTACCTTGGCGACGGCATGCAGGGCGGCGCGCGCATCGACGAGACCGGCGGGGTCATGGGACCCATGCCCGGCGACCAGACGGGCAACGAGGTCGGGCGAAGCCCGTTCGACCTGACGTACTGGCGCTGGGAGGAGTGCTGGCGCTACGGGGGTGACAAGACCGTGCAGGGCATCCCCGTGCCCGAGGCCACCGCGCAGCTCATGGACCACGCAATCGACCACGCCGCGCATGGTTATTCGCAACCAAACCGCGACGGCGACGGCGGCACCGAGCGCGTCACGATCGTCTGGGACGACACGTCCTCGCTCGTGGTCGACGGCTCCCTCGGGCGGCTCTCGGTCACCGAGTGGCAGCGGCAGCTAAAGACCACCGCCGACGGCGTGGTGTCGGGCCAGTGGCGCGGAAACGTCTGCTGGTTCCCGAACCTCACGTCGGTCGAGTTCGGCGGCGGCGGCTCGTCGCTGGTGCGGGCCGTCCAGCGCAAGGCCGGCGCCACGGTCGACGGCTCCATCGGACCCAACACCGTCAAGGCGCTGCAGGCGTGGCTGCGCGACCACGACTATGCCGTGGGAGCGATAGACGGCGTGCTGGGACCGACCACCGCGAGGGCCGTCCAGCGCTCGCTGAACGCGGGCGAGTGGCGCTAGGCGCCAGTTAGGAGGACTTAATGAGGCGATACACGACCCCGACGGTCACGCTCACCGTCAAGGGCGTCGACCTGACGGGCATGGACGTGCTGGTCACGTTCACTCAGGCGTGCCGCGAGCTCACGGTCGACAACCCGTCGATGACGCTCACGACGGGCGGCGACACCGTCATCGAGGTGCCGCTCTCGCAGGTGCAGACGGGCGGGTTCGTCGATGGCAGCATCGAGGTGCAGGTCAACTGGCTGGACGCCGTCGGGCACCGCGACGCCACGACCGTCGGCACCATCGAGGTCGAGCGCAACCTGCTGGCGCGGGTGGTCGAGGATGAGTAGCCTGGACGTCACGCTCGAGGTGGCGCGGGCACCGTCGGCGACGCTCGTGGTCGGCGACGCGCCGTCGCTCGCCTTCGGAGCCGACGAGTACGTGCCGATACGACCCGTCCTCGACGAGTACGCGGGACCGTACGTCGTGGCGCCCGACGAGACCACGCAGACGCTGGGCACGGACGGGCTGCTGATGACCGACGACGTGACCGTCGCCGCGATCGCGCCCGACTACGTCGGCAGCGCCATCGAGCGGCGGGACGGGGATGACCTGTCCGTGAGCGGCGCGACCGTCTCGGTGCCGGGCGGCTACTACGAGAGCGCCACGTCCGCGTCGGTCCCCGCCGCGAACATGGGCGCGGCGTCATCGTCTCGGACGAAGGACGGCACGAACCTGTACACGACGGTGTCATGGCCCAGCTTCACGGCCGGGTACCTCGCGTCGCACAATCCCGTGAGCACGTCGCAGATTTTGCAGGACGAGACCGTGACGCCCACGACCTCGGCGCAGACCGTCACGCCCACGAGCGACAACCACTACCTCGAGAGCGTGACCGTCAACGCCATCCCGCCCGAGTACGTCGTGCCGAGCGGCACGTACACCGTCACGGCATCCGGTACGCATAACGTCGAGTCTTACGCGTCCGCGTCCGTGGCATCGGCCACGCCGACGAACAGCTCCGAGAGCGAGTACATCACGTCATCGGGCGTCCGCAAGTGGCGCTACCGCCCCAAGACCATCGTGCCGACGGCAGGCTGGGCGGCGCAGCGCAGCACGAGCAACCCCATCAACGGCTTCTGGCAGACCTTCGACGCCATCCCGTCCGGCACCACCGTCACGCCCACCACGTCCTCGCAGACCATCGGCGGCGCTGACACGATGCTAGAGGGTGTCGTCACCGTGAGCGCTGTTCCTGTCGGCACCGAGGGGACACCGAGCGCTGCAAAGTCCGTGAGCGGCCACACCGCGACGGTCACGCCCAGCGTCACCAACACCGCTGGCCTCATCGAGGGCGGCACCCACACGGGCACTGCCGTCACCGTGGCGGCATCGGAGTTGGTCAGCGGCACGAAGTCCATCGCCGCCAACGGCACCGGCATCGACGTGACCGAGTACGCGGCGGTGGACGTTGCGGTTCCCGTACCGACTCCCAGCTACCAGTCGAAGTCGAAGTCGTACACGCCGACCGAGACCGCGCAGTCCGAGACCGTCTCGCCCGACACCGGATACGACGGGCTGTCATCCGTGGACGTGAGCGTGGGCGCAATATCGTCCACCTACGTCGGCAGCGGCATCACGCGGCGCGACTCGTCCTCGCTCTCGGCGAGCGGTGCGACGGTTAGCGTCCCCGCTGGCTACTACGAGAGCGCGGCATCGAAGGCAGTTGCATCCGGTAGCGCCACGGCACCATCGTCAGTGAGCGCGACTGGCGCGTCCATCAGCTACGGCTTGACCAACATCACGCTCTCGAAGGCCAACGTGAGCATCACGCCCACGGTCACGCCGGGCTACGTGAGCGCGGGGACGGCCACCAACGCGACGGTCTACCTGTCCGCGACCGCCGATTTCCAGCCCGAGACCACGTGGCACCCGTCCACGAGCGACCAGGTCATCCTCGCTGGCAAGATTCTCCAAGGGCACCAGCACATCAAGGCCGTGACGATGACGAACCTCGACGCGGGCAACATCAAAGACGGCGTGACGGTCAAGATTGGCGATTCGACCGACGATGACTGCGTGACGAGCGTCACGGGCACGTACGCGGGCGGCGGCGGCTCGTCCATGAACGTGCAGGTGGCGCAGTCCACAAGCCGGGCGAGTTCCAGCAGCTACACGTCACTGGTGAGCCTGACATGCTCGACGGCTGGCACCTACGACGTCTATTGGGACGGCTACCGCAGCAGCACCAGCGGCACGTGGGGGTCGCAGCTCTACATCGGCGGCACCGCGTACGGCTCCGTGCAGAACACGTTCTCCAACAACGTGCAGAACGTCCACCTGACGGGCGTGACCATCGGCGCTAACAAGACGGTCGAGGTTCGCGCGCGTTCGCGTGGCAGCAACTACTACGCATACGTCGGCACGTTGGTAATCAAGCAGACAGCATAGGAGGCACCAATGAGCTACACAATCCCCGGCTACGTGGACACCAACGCGCAGGCGATTCTCGCAATCGCAAGCGCCGTGAAGGGCGAGGCCGTCAACGCGACGGACGGCACCGTGCACGGCGCCCTCGACGCGCTTGCGGACGCTCTCGCCGGTCACGACATCGACGTGCCGCAGACGAGCAACGGCGCAATCCTCGCCCTCGCGCAGTACGTGAGCGGCGGCGGGGGCGGCGGCACGGTGGACGTGACAATCGCGCTCTGCGACTTCGACGAGGGAGGCAACGTAATCCAGCCCACGTCGAGCATTGATGAAGTCGAATATTACGACGCGACCAGCACGCTCGTTCCCGTCGAAACGACGGCGACCACGTTCGAGTACGAGGGCGTGGAGATTCCAGCCGTCACGGCGGCGCTTCCTGACGGCGTTACGGCAGAGGTTAAGCTGACTACCGGCTACACCGCCGAGCTTGACGAGGCGGGAACCTCGTCTGGTGTCACGAAGATTGCCAAGGGCGGGTTCAACCGACTGTACGTCCCGTCATCGATTTACGGCACCATGTGGGCGGCCTTCGTCGAAACGCCCGCAGAATAGGCTTCACCGGGACGATGGCCTCTCCCTCTCTCTGGGCATCGCGCATCCTTCCTCCTTTCGCGGACACCAAGCGGACACCACCACATCGTCCCGTGACGCACGCCCCTCGCCCACGTGGCGGGGGGCGTTTTCGTCATGCGGCGAGCGGCGCCCTCAGCAGCAGCCCGCCGTCCACCACGCACCACGCCACGTTAGAGTCCCGCCCCCCAACGGGCTGCCAAACGCCTCGAGCACTAACCCCCTCGCGGGTTGGTGCTCTTTTTTTGTCGGCGATGGGCAGCGTCACCACGACGGCGCGCCCGGCGCGGTCGACCACCACGCCCGCCACGCAGTGGCGCAGAATCGCCGCGTCGCTGCCGTGGGACGCCAGCCGCGCCATGGCCGCGCGCACGGCATCCGCCGAGACGGCGCCGCCCTCGGCTGTCTCGAGCGTGGCGCGGGCGGCGCGTCGCCGCTCGTTGAGCACCTCGGCGCGCTCGCGGATGCCCGCCAGCGGCACGCCCGCCTGAATCGCGTCCAGGAGCCGCTCCTCCTCGGCGTCGGCGGCGCGCAGCGTGGCACGGGCGCCCAGCACCTCGGGGCTGTCCGACAGCCGCCGCTGACGCTCCATGACGCGCGCGACCACGTCATCCACGAGCGCCGCGTCGGCGAGCGCCGCGCGCACGGCCCGCACGACCGCGCCCTCGATGAGCTCGCGGCGCACGAGGCGGCGGTGGCCGTCCTCGATGACGCCGTAGTACGTGTACTCGCCGCCCTCGCCGCGCGCGCTGTAGCCGTGCATCGGCAGCCCCGTGGCGCGGTCCCACAGCCGCCCAGACAGCGCGTAGTCGTGCGTCCTCTTCGGTGCCAGCGACGGGCGCCGTGCGCGGTTGTGCGCCGCGACCCACTCGGCGTCGCTCACGATGCGCGGCATCCCGCCCTCGACGCGCACGTCGCCCCAGCGGTACGTGCCGAGGTAGCGCTCGTCGTGCACGATCGTGGACGGCCAGTCCTTCTTCGGCGTGCGGCCACGAGCCGTTCGCACCCCACGGGCCGCCAGCTCGCGCGCCACGACCGCCGACGGCTCGCCATCAGCCCAGCGGCGGAACACCTCGCGCACGACCTCGGCCTGTGGCTCGTCGATGACGTAGCGCCCGTCCTCGCCGATGCCGTAGCCGAACACCTGCACGCCGTTCGCGCGGCACCGCTCGGCGTTGTGCGTCATCCCGCGCAGCGTCTTCTGCGACAGGTCGGCGGAGTACCACTCAGCGACGCCCTCCACGACGGCCTCGAGCAGCCGCCCCTCGGGGCCGTCGGGTATGGCCTCCATGGCCGACTTCACCTCGACGCCAGCGTCGCGCAGACGTTTCCGGTATATCGCCGCGTCGTAGCGGTCGCGGGCGAACCGGTCGAGCTTGTACACCACGACCAACTGGAACATGCCATTTTTGGCATCATCCACCATTCTTAGGAACTGCTCGCGCCCCTCGGTGGAGCGACCGCTGCGCGCCTCGTCGGCGTAGACGGCCGCGACGTCGTGGCCGTGCGCCGCGCACCAGCGGCGGCAGACGGCGACCTGCTGGTCGATGGACTCCTCGCGCTGGGAGTGGCTTGAGTAGCGGGCGTAGATGGCGGCGTTCATTCGACATCATCCCCAAAGCTGCGGTCATGCAGCTCCTGCAGCGAGATGCCAAGCACGCGCGCAATAACCATGGCCTTCGACAAGCTGGGGTCTTTAATCGCGCCGCGCGAAATCTGAGAAACGTAGCTGGTCTGCCACCCAGACATGCGGGCAAAGTCTGCCTGCGACATGCCGCGCTCGTCTAGCAGGGCATTGAAAGCGTCGGCGAAACTCATTTAGACCTCCTTTGTCGCGGGCCTATATCATACGCATTTTTCTGCGGCAAATCCATGCTCCATAGCTTGACACGCGCAGAATAATGCGCATACTAGTACGCAGAATCCTGCGCAACGGAAAAGGAGGGAGGTGGGACATGGAGAAGATCACCGACAAGATCGGCGGCTACATGCTTAGGAACGACGTGGGCAAGGGCGAGTTCGCGCAGCTTCTTGACCTCGACGCGCGGCAGTTCACCAAGCGCGTCAAGGGCGAGATCGACTGGAGGCTGACGGAGCTCGGCAAGGTCGCCGAGATCGTTGGGTGCAGTATCGACGAACTGGTCAAGGAGGAGGAGTAATGACCATCTCCGAGCGAGACGAAGGCGCGTTCCTGGACTACGTCATCGACCTCGCAAGACGGCAGGAGGCCTCGTCGGACATCCGCCAAGAGCACGACGAGACCTCGAGGAAGGCGCCCGAGGGCGCACAACAGGAAGGATAGCACGATGACCGAGAAGCAACACCGCACGCTGTGCTGGGTGTGGGCGCTCATGCTGGGCGCGTTCATGCTGTGGGGGCTGCTGTGAGCAACTACCAGCGCGTGAAAGACCCGCAGCACGCCCTAGACGTCGACCTGTTCAAGTACCTCGGCACGAACCGCTACTACGAGCGCGTGCCAGTCGAGGGCCTGATACCGGATGACCGACCGAACACGCTGAAGGACCCGTGCAAGTTCGTCTACATCGGCAGGTTCGCATGTGACGCCGACGCAATCAAGCACGTCATGGGGTGGTCGCTGTGAACGTGACCGTGGCCGTCCCCTTCATCAAGGGCAAGTCCCGCCCGCGCTTCGCCAACGGGCGCGCGTACACGCCGCGCTCGACCCACGACGCCGAGCGGGCAATCGCCAACGAGTACCGCGCGACGTGCATGGCCGAGTTCGGGCGCGTCATGCGCGCCGATCGCGGCACGCCGGTGAGCGTGGCCGTGATGACCGAGCGCAACGTGCGCAGCCGCACCCGCAAGGCCGACGGGAACACCCAGCCCGACGTCGACACGCCCGACGCCGACAACGTCGCCAAGCTCGTGCTCGACGCCCTCAACGGCGTGGCATGGGCCGACGACGCGCAGGTCAACGAGATGCACGTCTACAAGCTCGACCGCCAGCGGGGCTGCCCGCCGCGCACGACGGTCGTCATCGAATGGGAGGACTAGTGGATACCAACTACTTCAACGAGTACCGCGCCGTGCTCGACGCCCTCATGGCCGTGAGCAAGGCGCTCGAGGACAAGCAGCGCGAGTGCGAGCTGTTGAGGATTCGCATCGACGCGCTGCTGGCGGCGCGCGAGGGGGCCGAAGATGACGCGAACGAATAGGCCGCGCATCGTGGGCGTGCGCATCGCGGACATGGACGCGTTCATGGACTGGGTGTACTCCTACGAGTGCCCGCGCGACGACTACGCGTACGACCTCATCGGCGACGACCCCGAAGCGTTCGCGCGCTGGTGCGTCGCCCAGGGCGAGCGCGCGCTGCCGGGCTGCGTCATGACGTACGAGTGGAGGGAGGACTGAAATGAATGAGCTGCTGGATGCCCTCGCAAAGGCAGCAGGCACGATGGATAACCCGAAGTTCGACCAGACGAACCCGCATTTCAGGTCGAAGTTCGCGTCGCTGGCGGCGTGCGAGGCTGTCGTGAGGCCGCGTCTTGCCGCCGAGGGCGTGATGTACCGCCAGACGTGCATGGCCGACGAGGCGGGCTCGTGGCTCGTCACGATCGGCTACGGCAAGGGCGCCGAGGTGGAGCTGAGCCGCGTCCCGATTGTTGTGGTCGGCAACGGTCCACAGGCGATGGGTAGTTCGCTCACGTACGCCAAGCGCTATGGCCTGTGCGCCGCGTTCGGGCTCGCGGGCGAGGAGGATGACGACGGCAACGCTGCGCAGGAGCCCGCCAAGCAGGCCAAGCCCGGCCCCAGCGCCGCCGAAAAGGCCCGCATGGCGGCCATCTGCGACGCGGGCGTCGCTGTCGGAATGTTGCGCGATGACGCGCGCAAGCACGTCTGGAATCTGTACCAGGATGGCGGCATCGAGGCCGTCAACGAATGGGCCGCGCAGGCACAGTTCGTTACAGAGGAGGAGCAGTGAGTATCAACCGAGTAGTCATCAGCGGGAACCTGACCCGCGACCCTGAACTGAAGGCCACAAAGAGCGGCACGGCCGTGCTGAGCATTGGCCTCGCTGTGAACGAGCGCCGCAAGAGCCTCGCGACCGGAGAGTGGGAGGACGTGCCCAACTTCGTCGACTGCATCATGTTCGGCAGCCGCGCGCAGGCCATTGCGCGATACCTCGCCAAGGGCAGCAAGGTGGCCATCGAGGGCAAGTTGCGCTATCGCGACTGGGAGGACCAGCAGACGGGCAAGAAGCGCTCGAAGCTGGGGGTCGTGGTCGACGAGATCGAGTTCCTCTCGCGGAACCAGCAGGGTCAGGGCTACGGCCAGCAACAGTACGGCCAGCAGGGCTACGCCGCGCAGGCCCCTGCCCCCGCCCCGACGTACGCGCAGCCCGCTCCCGTCGCCAGCGCCCCGGCGCAGACGGTCCAGCCCGCTGCTGACTTCTACGACGAGGACATCCCGTTCTAGGCATCGAGCAGGGCGTGACTCGTCCCCGCCCATAGGAGGTGAAAGATGGAAGGCTTCAACTTCGAGAGGTGCTTCTACGAGGTCATGAAGAACCTTACCGACTCTGAGATCTACGAGTTGGTCAATGCGATGTGCGAATACAAGTTCAGGAACCAGGACCCTGAGTTCGCCACCGAAAGGCTCGCGATCATGTGGCCGCTCGTCAAGTACGTGCTCGACCAAAGCGACGAGTGCGAATACGGAGACGAGTAGTGGCGACGGACAAGTTCAGCTTCTGGGTGGCGTACCGCAACGCCCTGCGCACCCTAGCGCCCGAGGACGGCTACTGGTTCGTCATGGCGCTGTGCGACTACGCCTTCGATGACGTGGAGCCTGACTTCTCCGAGAGGCCGTCGCTCGAGTTCGCGTGGCTGCTCATACGTGACCAGGTTGCCGAGTCGGTCGAAATCAGCCGGCGCAACGCCGAGAAGGGGCGCAAGTCGGGCGAGGCTCGCCGCGGAAAGAAGCAAAACGAATCCGGTTCGAACACTGTTCGAACAGGTTCGAAATCGGTTCGAACGAATGGAATGGAACGGAATGGAATGGAATTGAATACCGATTCCGTTCCGGAATCGGTGGCGGGCTTCGCCCCCGCGCCTGATGGCGCGGGCTCGCCCGCCGACCGACCGACGATGGGCGAGTACATGCGCCGTCTCAGGGACGGTGCGAAATGACAATCAAGCCGTCGCGTCTGGTCGCAGCGCTCAGCTACATCATCGACCCCGCCGAGGTCGAAATCCCGATGGCCACGACGTTGGACGTGGGCCGCGAGATATGGCGCGCGTCAGACGGCACGCGCTACGAGACGTGGAGCCAGTTCTGCAAGGCCCGCAACATCGACGGCCCGATCGCGGAGGCCAAGTGGCGCACGTTCCTGGCGGAGCATGACGGCCCCGACGTCATCGAGAACCTAGCACGCAGCGTCGGCTGGGACGGCGGGTTCGACCGTGCCGCCAGCGAGACCACGTCGGTCTGGGACGAGTGGGCGCTCGACCTGCCTGACTTCATCGGAGGCTACGTCATCCGCCCGCCACGCGCCACCACGGGCGTGGCCGTCCTCGATGACCTGATGGGCGGCGGGCTGGCAAGTGGCACGTACACCGTGCTAGGAGGCGAGGGCGGCTGCGGCAAGACGGCGCTGGCCGTCATGTGCGCCTACGCGAACATGATGCAGGGCTCGTTCAAGCCGCTCGTCTACTCGCTGGAGATACCGCGCTACGAGGTCGTCGCGCGCATGCTGTCGGTGCACAGCGACGCCGAGGGGGCGCGCCCGCCCATCCGGTGGGGCGAGCTCGTGGCGGCGGACCCGCACGACCCCACCGCCGAGCAGACGTGGGCGCTCACGCCAGACCAGCGCACCGAGCACGTGCGCCGCTATCTGGCGAGCCACCGCGACACCGACCCCGTCCTCGAGGCGTGGCAGGGGCTGTACGCGCTCATGGCGGGCAACATCGCCATCCGCGACGGCGTGACCAACGTTGACGACGTGTGCGCCGAGATCGACCAGGTGGTCTCGGAGGGCGTGCACGTGCTGCCGGTCATCGACCACATGCACGTCCTGGAGCCGCCGAGGGGCGTCCGTGCCGACAGCGAGTACGAGCGGGTGACGGCGGTGAGCAACGCCCTCATGGCCTGCGCGAAGCGCAACAACGTGCCGGTGCTGGCGCTGGCGGAGATCCGCAACGTCGGCGAGAAGGAGCGCGACTGCCCGCGGCTCAACTGGTTCAGGGGCAGCGGCCACGTCGGGTACGACGCGGGGTGCGCGGTCATCCTGACCCGCACCGAGCGCGCCGACCAGGTCGAGGCGCACGTGGTGAAGAACCGCCACGGGCAGGTCGGCGCGTCAGTGACATTGGAGTTCAACGGCGCGACCAACTCGCTGCGCTGACGCGCGGCGGGCGTCGCAGAAGGGAGTGACATGGCAACACGAGAGTACGTCCTCGAGTGCGAGCATGTGACCGGCGAGGTCTGGTCACCGGCCCACATGTTCGTGGACGCGAGCGTGGCGAGGCCGCTCGTGC